TGTAAGAAGGCAGTTGAAAATCACAACGCACTAAGGGAACAAATTCTGGCCAATCGCAGACTTGAGTTTGAACTTACCAGACTTTCAAAATGTGGCGAAATGAAAAAATCTGGTATAAGTTTCCATCCCAAAAGTCCGTATTATGCTGTTTGTGCTGATGTTGTAGTGCAAAATGTGGATACCGTTCCTTCACACAGACATACTATTTCCCCTTCAACAGTTTCCTCATCATCGCCTTCGCATGGTTCGTCTCACTCTGCTCGCGCCTCCGCTCTTGGAGGGACAGTACGACTTCCGGCTTCCCCCGCATCTTCGACACCTTCTTCACAACCTTCTTCACGGTAGGTTTAACTAACTTCAATAATAAATCAGCTAAGGGTTTTGCAAGAAGTGCAGATGTTGTCGCAATCAGTGCAATTGATGCAGTTGTTGTCACCGCAGCAGGTTCTGGGAGATACTTTTGTGTCCAGGGTATCTCAGGTTCTACGGTCGGGGGAGCCTCCTCTTTGGTCACAGATGCTGTGGATGGTGGGAGCGCCTGCGGTAGTTGTTGGATTACCTCTTTTTGTTTTTCTTCTTTGTTTTTTGGCAGACCTGCTGGACGGGTAGGTGTGAATTGTTGTGGTTCAAAATTCAAAGGTTCATAACTTGGAATTCGACCATCACACTGGATTATCTTCTGGTCATCTTCAACCGCATCAACATTTTCCACACATCCAGGATAAGAGACAATGGGTTTCTGGAGATATGTGGTAATTGGTGGAGTAGGAACCAGAACTCTAGGTGTATCTAGATTAAAAATGGGATTCGGTTTGATTTCACGGATGTTGATATCACGAACCCCAATATCAGGAACTTCGGGCATTAAGTGTCCTCACAATCTTTAACCATTGTGGCAATATCGCCACCGACATCGGCCCCCTTATCTTGTGCGAACATTGCTACCCACCCAGCAGCAAGCCAACCAACATAAGGAATACCAGTGAACCAAGGAGCGGCTGCGGCACCTACACTAGCGCCCACCATTCTCCCTGCATTTTCGCCACCACCTTCCGCCTTGATACACTCTATCTTTTTGGCAGTCAACTTTCCCAGCTCACCTCCTTGGAGATGTTTTGCTCCATCCATAGTGTATTCTTGTTGTTGAATGATATTGGTCTTTCCACCAATACCAAAGAACCCGTTCTTTTTATCGATAACTTTAGAAGTTCCCATTACTAAGGGATCATTAGAACGATATTGAATACGATATCCATCTTTTCTAGCATCCACTTGATATGATGTATAATTACCAACTGGTAAATTGAAGATGGGAAGTTGTTGTCTATTCAGTAGATGTCCAAGAATGCCGAGATGTGCAACACCAAATACGGTGGCAACACTAAGGGCTGCCCACTTGAACATTGGTTTGCGTTGTTCACTATTATTCACTTGTTTGGCGGATTGTTCATTTTGAACTTTTAAATTCCATGCCATTTTCCTTAGGGGATAGGAAGTCCTGTTTTAGTTGGAATTGCAGGACCAGTTACTTTAGGCATTTCTGGCATTGCAGATTTAATCAATCCAGGTAGTGCTTTAGTTACATTTTCAGTAACTACTTCTACGGCTTTTTCTCTTGCTTCTTCAATTAATACATCTTTTTGGAAATACAAATATGCAGCACCACCAATAATGGATGCAGATGTCAATCCTGACAACAAAGCGATAAGATTAATTAGTTTTTGCATGTTATTGACCAAGTAGTTTGATCTTATTATCTAGGTCATGCAGCTCAGAATAATATTCACAAGGATACTCCATTGCGATTGGTTCATTATGAAGCATAATATCTGTGCGGCAGTATCCATTGCCGATTTCCACATGACCAATAATAAACATCGTTAAAAACATCATGGTATTAGACCGTAGGCATTACAGGTGGTTCGCCGTCCTTCTTAGGGGCAGCAGTTGCAATCTGAAGAGGTGCTTGCTCAATACGAATGGTTTGAGCAGGTGCTGTCTGTGCTGCAGCAGCAATCAGTTTCTCTAAGTCTGCTTTGGAAACTCCACCAGCACCACCCATCTTCATTGTACCATCACCAGACTTCTTCGCAGTCTGAACACCAAATGTTGCTAGAACCCCAGTGAAAACAGATGCAATGAAAGTAGGATCAAGTTTCTGCTCAGGAATACCAAGTGCAGCAGGAAGTTTAATGTAAGCAAGAGTCAAAATACCACCAGACCAGACAAGGATACCAAGTCTGACCATAGTGCTGATTGCTTCCAACTGACCTTCATGGTCGTCGGCAGCTGATTTTATTTTACCAAATAAACCTTTCTTCTTGTTTTCTGGTTTTTCTTCCAGAACTTCTTTCCTTTCTTCAGTCATCTAACTTTCCTTTTTTGAGTAACTTTTGAAGTTCGGCAGTTGATCCTACAAAAAGTGCGTTGGTGACATTACTAGGTCCTTTTTCTTTAGGATCCTCGATGTCTCTCATTTTTTTCTGTAGGTCTAATAATTTATCTGTGGCATCAGCCACACTCTTAATTAGTTGCCCAGTAACTTCATAAGCTCTCGCGGAACCCTGTTCTTGCGAGATCTCCATGATTCCATCAATGGCTTCCTGACCTTTTTCGATCAACGAATACAACTGACCTCTTGTATATTCGTAGTCTCTTTTTAGGTCTGGTTTTTCTTCTCGCTGTCTTGGGACTTGTACATCGCCGCTAACAGGGGCAATCTCACTGCCTCCGTCATCTTTAAGAATGTCAAGTGCTTTCCCGATATCATCAAACGCCATTGTTGTTCCTCAGAATTAAACATCAGTTCCTTGTGAAGGCGAATAGGTCTTATAGTCTTCATAGAATGAAGTCATTTCACTAAAACCAAAGTCATCACCTGCAACAATAAGAGCATCGTCACCAGAAAGAGGGAGAGATGCATCTCTCGAGCCACTGATGAGATTTACAACAGATCCAGAAGTGTGTTCAGATACGGTTGTCTCATCAACTCCTCTGTAAACGGTGACATCGTTTCCGCTGATGGAACGGATTTGCATATTCTCATTATCAATAACAATGTAATCATCAACGCTAAGTCCTGATGCATCATTGACTGTCATCTTTGTTTGATTTACCGTAAAGACTTTATTGATAACCGTTGTTGCGTCATCATTGTAGTCTTTAAGTGCTCTAGGAGTTGCAGCGTATCTTTGAACTCTCTTTGCGGTAACTTTGTTTGTATCATCAAACATGTCAACTTGAACTCTTTTGATAAGACCATCAGAGTTATCTGCAATCTTACCAAACAGATATGTTTTAGCGGTGAATGACAGAGTTGAAATCATTGCACGACGATTATCGAAACTTCCTTCGTAATCATCAGTCATGTTGATGTTCTCAAGAACAATTGGAATATCTCTCTTTTCACCAATAGATGAAATGAGATTAATAGTAATATTCAATCCAGGTTGAAAATATGGAAGAATTTGTTCCAAGATTTGCAACATGTCATCATTCAATTTTGTTGCAATGCTCAATTGAAAATTGATGTTATATGGAACAGGCATGTAAACCTTTTTAATGTTCCCTAACTCACCAGTATTGCAAGTTTTGAATGTCTGTGTAATTGAGGCTTTTCTTGTTGAATCATATGAGATACCAGTCATCTCAAACGACATGCGAGGCAATGTAATCGCAGGTCTACCTTGAAGGTTTGGTTGTTGTTCAATCTTGGCCAAAAACTTTTGCATTGGACCATAAGCCAATGGCACTTTCATCTTACTCTGAACATTGTCATTGTTGTCAGAGTGACGAATTTCAATTTGGTTAAAGAGAGTGCCGAAACCAATGACGGTTTTTCTCAGGATCTCGTGATAAAAGTATTGCCCAATCATGGTATTTTTTTAACTATTTAGAAAGTACCAAATGGATTGGTCTCTGTGAAGTCGAGAAGTCCATCATCGGCCTCATTTTCAATAATAATATTCTCTGCATAATCATCATATTCATCATCGTATTGAACCGACTTAACTGCGTATCTTCCTGTAGTTCCAATACCAGGATTGCTAATCGTTGTTGCACTTCCAACAATAATTTCGCCAGTTGTGAAGTTTCCTGAAAGATTAGAAATCTTGAGAATTCTAGTATCCTTATCCCAAGACTTAACACGGGCAGTGGACAGAGAACTTTCTCCAGTAATAACTTCGTTGATAACAAAGTTTCCAGTTCCAACTCCAGAACCACCAGAAGTTGGGTCTGCAATCGTAACAGTTGGTGCCTCGGTATAACCAAATCCAGCGTTGGTAAATCTAATTGCAGATACAGTACCAGAGGCACTTAAAAGGGCAACAGCCGTTGCATTTGCAGTAGAAAGACCTGATGGAGATGTGGAGATGGATACAACTGGTACGGTTGAATATTGAGATCCACCTTCCGTAATGGCATCAATGAAGACCACACCCGTGGTTCCAATACCTGTTCTAGCAGACGCCCCTGACCCTCCAGCACCACTGAAAGTAACTGTTGGTGGTTGTGTATAGCCAAAACCAGGATTTGTAATTAAGACCTGTTTTATGGAGAATGTTGTAGATCCTGATCCCGTGTTACTTGTAGTAATAGCTACAGCAGTTGCATGAGATGAACCATTACCATTCGGTGAAGTTGAGATCGAAACTACTGGAGCACTAGTATATCCATATCCATCATTAATCAATGTAATTTGATTAACTGCGCCTGTGAAAATGCCTGCACGGGCCGTGGCAGTAACACCAACACCCGCGAGAGTAAGAGTTGCAATATATCCAATATCCTCTACATTATTATCAATCTCTTCAATACTTGTGTCAATGACTTCATCCTCATATTCAAATAACTCACATGTAAGTTGATACATGTAAAGTTTGCCAAGTTGATAGAATGGGTTTTCGTGTTCTACAAACTTGATTTCAAAAAGACTATCTGACAGTGGGAAGTAGATTAGATCTCCCTCTTTTGGTCTTTTTACTAACAATTCTTGTGTTGGGTTTGCGTCGTAAAAAGGAGTTAGAAAATCCTCATATCTCTCTTTAGAAATGACTAAAGTAAGTTCATCGGTGGTTCTAATACCGAACTTAGTCATCAGGTCTCCAGATCCTTGGAAACCCTCATAGTTTTGAATATAAGCTTCGATTACATAGTTATCATCAAATCTTGCCAAGACATTTTCTTTCATTATTGTCTTGGTGCCCAAGAATTTTCTGGGCATATAATAAACATCAACCCCATACATCCTCAACTGTTCGTTGATGAGGTCTTGAACTAATCTTTGTTCTCCAGGAGAACCTTGTAGGAAAAATGGATTTAAAGCCATTAGCCGATCATATCCAGTGGGGGAACTTCATAATCAAAAGTCATCCTCTGTCGAATTTCTGCCAACTCTCTAAGGGCATCTTCGTAGATTTGACGACCGTTTAGTTCAATACCCCCAGGAAGTTTAACACCTGTGTACTTACTCATATTTTGACCCCACTGTTTTTTAATCAAGGCAGTGAGATACCTCTTTAAGAAACTGTCGTTATAGACCATTTCATTTTCAGATGGATCCAATACACGGAAACAATCAATTACAACATACTCATTAGATGAAACACCCTTCCAATCTAGATCGAGATACAATCTATTTCCTCTCTTATTGTATCTAATCTTTTTGTCTGGGCTTATCAGGAATTGAATTGTTTCCAGATATTCTTTAGTCATTGAATATGTCAACATCTCAATGGAACTAAAGTTATAAACATCATTCAGGAAGATCTGGTAAGAAATACTGAACATGTTTTGGGTAATGGTATTGTCATCAAAACGGAAAATACCATTAATACCGATAATATGATCGGGAATTTCAATATAGTTTCTTGCTTCAGTAAACTCCGTCTTTGTTGTAATGTAGTGAGTAGATCCAACACCA